TCTTGTTACAACAGATGATGTACGGATTGGTATTGTTGATAATGTTGTTTCTAATACAGAGATTACACTTGCAAACACATATACCCAAAACAGCCTGATTGCACAGACATCTGTTAGTATGGTCAATGCAAGAAGAGTGTTCAATGATTATATACTATCTGGTGAGATGAGCATAAATAATGGTGCTAATACTGCAACTGGTATTGATTCTTACTATTCTGTGGAGTTGAATGTTGGTGATAAGTTGTTTGTTCAGTCAAACAATATGTTTGTTGGGACGATACGAGAAGTTACAAGCAATAGTACAATTGCACTAACAAGTTGTTATGACCAACCATCATTCAGCGATACGAAGATAGTAAGAAGACATAAATTTGAGAAACTGGTCGTAGAGGCTTAGTTTATTACCCATAAATAGGACTATAATGGCAAAGAATCGTGTATATGAAAAGTTCAAGACGCATCTGGCAGACCAATTTTTTGAGTCTTATACAGAGCCTGCGAACACATCCTACTATATTGTATTAAGCAAATCATCTGCTTGGCCGGACGATAACAATCCTCCTGAGCCAGACTCTACACAACACTTTGCAGACCACACCTTCTATGATGAAATGATTGGTGGCAAGTTGGTTAGACCAAATGATGTTTCGTTTGTTGTCAATCGCTACAACTGGGTCAGCGGTGAAGTGTATGCTGAGTATGACCACCAAGATCCAGACCTTCATACAAAAAGGTTCTATGTTATCACTGATGAGTTGAATGTTTATAAATGTTTGTTTAATAATAATGGCGGTGCTTCTACAGATCGTCCTTCTGGTTACTCGCTTTCAACATTCTCAACTACTGATGGATATATTTGGAAGTACATGTATTCAGTCAATAACGATAGAGCCGAAAAGTTTCTGACAAGAGACCATATTCCTGTATCACATCTAAAGAGTGATGATAATTCAAGGCAATGGGATGTTCAACTGGATGCAGTAAATGGTGAGATTAATGCCATCAAGGTAACAAATGCAGGTTCAGACTATCGTGCTTACACATCTGGCATTGTTCAATCAATCGTTAATTCATCTGCTGTTGTTCTTGCAACAACTGCTAATACTTCGCAAGATGACCACTATAAAGATTCAGCATTCTATGTATCATCAGGTTCTGGCGCTGGTCAGATATCTCCTATCATTGAATATGATGCAGCATCCAGAACGCTGACAGTAAATGACAGCATCACATCTACGATGTCATCTGGTGGCATTTCGCCATCGACATATTATATTGGTCCTCAAGTACATATTACGAGTCCAGATGGTTCAGGTGCAACAGCGATTGCTAACATTAATACATCATCTAATACTGTAGCCAATGTATCAATTATTAACTCCGGTACAAACTACAGAAGAGCCAATGTTGAAATCATTTCTAAGAGCGAACACGGAAGTGGTGCTATTGCTCGTGGGTTTATCTCTCCTACAGGAGGTCACGGTAACAATGCTGTTAGAGAATTGATGTCAGAAAAGATTATGCTCTCGACTACATTTAGTGGTGATGAGGGTGGTAAGATTCCTGATAGCGCTACCTTTAGACAAATCATATTGCTCAAAGGTCCATTGCTTGCTGATGGAACACAGACTAATACAGTATCTACCTCTGTTGTTAGATTGTGCCATCAACTGACACATACAGAATCTGGTACTTCAAAGTTCCAGGTTGGTGAGTTCGTTGCTGGGCAAACATCTAAAGCCGAGGGTAGAGTCATTCAGTCAAACACATCCACAGTGTTTGTATCAGCAGTACAAGGTGAATATCTTGGTAATGAAATATTGATTGGTAACACAACATCTACCTTTACACCATCTATAACTGCTCTTGGAAACCGTGGTTCAGACCTCATAAATAGTTCAGGTGAATTATTCTATGTACAGAACCTCATTCCAGTACATCGTACAGACAACCAAATAGAAGACATCAAAATTGTCCTTGATTTTTAAGAGATAGCAAATGACATTCAAAACAGATTTCAATGTAAGTCCATATTTTGACGACTATAATGAAGAAAAGAACTTCCACAGGATTCTTTTCAAACCATCTATTGCCGTCCAAGCACGCGAACTTACTCAACTGCAAACTATCCTCCAGAATCAAGTCGAAAGATTTGGTGACTTTGTATTCAAAGATGGCTCAATTGTCAAAGGTGTATCACAGCGCCACCAGCGTGTGTTTAACATCAAACTACAAGATGCTCAAGCCAATGGCGGTGTGTTGAATGTTGCTGATCTGGTTCAGTCAAATACATACATCAAAGGTGCAACAACAGGCATCATTGCTGAAATCGTAGCAATCGAAGATGGCGCAGAAGTTGCTGCTCCAGATTACAAGACATTGTTCTTGCGTTATATTACATCTGGTACAAACGGTACTGATAAAGAGTTTCAGAACGACGAAGAGTTGTTCCTTGTTGAAACGAGTGATACAAGTGTAAAAAGACTTGACACATTCGGTCACGAATATGGTGGTAGCACACTCACATCAGGTGCATCTGGTAACTCGCTACTCTTCACCGTTGGCGATGGTCTTGTTTATCAAAAAGGTGCATTCATTCGTGTTGAATCACAAAGCAAAGTTATTGGCAAATACACTTTGTATCCTTCTACTGCAGTTGGCTTCGACATTAAAGAAGAACTTATCAACTCATTTGTTGATGATTCGTTGAATGACAATGCAATTGGTTCAACAAACTTCCAAGCACCAGGTGCTGATCGTTTGAAACTGAATGCAACATTGACACAGCGAAGCCTATCAGGTGATGCTAACACAGATCCATTCTTCCCTATCTCTGAGTTCAAGAATGGTGTTCAAACCAAAACTGCTGATAGAGCAGACTTGAATGAGTTGGGTAACCGACTTGCTGAAAGAACATACGAAGAGAGTGGTGACTATATTCTTAGCCCATTCAACATTCGTATTCAAGAACACCTGAATAGCAACACCAACTTTGGTGTATATAACAGCGATGGTTCAATCCGCGGTGTAGAAGGTGACGAGAACAAACTCGTAGCCTCCATCCAAGGCGGCGGCGTGGCTTATGTTCGTGGTTTCAGAAATGAGATTCGTCAAGGTATTCCAGTTGATATTGATAAAGGTATTGACTTTGAGTTTAACAATGCTCAAGCAGTAACAATGGACCTTGGTGGGTTCGTTCGTGTAGATGAGTTTGTAGGCGAATGGTCACACACAGAAGAAAATGGTGTAACATTAGAGTTGCACGACACAGCATACAATGCAGTTACTTCAACGACATTTGCTGCAACATCTGCTTCAGGTACAAAGATTGGTGAAGCAAAGTTTGCCACTGTTCGTTATCAGTCTGGTCAAGGTGCTGCTACTCAATATAGAGTATATCTATTTGATATTGAAATGAACACTGGTCAATCATTCCAGTCTGTTCGTTCATTGTATATTCCTAATTCTATTGATACAGGTAAGCATTCATTTGCTGATGTCGTTCTTGTTAATGGTAATGCTACAATTGAAGATTCAAACAAAAGCAAACTGATTTGGAACTTTGGTACTAGAGCGATGAAAACACTTCGTGACCTTAGCGGTGATAGTGATACACAGTTCCAGTCAAGGTCCAATATTGATGTGTCATTACCTACAAGTGGTATTGCATCTGGTGTTGGTATTCAGTCAGGCGTACAAACTGGTACGCAGCCTGAAAGCGTAACTGGCTCATCAGAGAGTTTCATTGTTACATTCAAGGAAGATGCTGAGACTGCAAGTGTTGGAACAACCTATATTGATTCTGG